ACCACCACCGCCGCCGAAGGCTGATTGTGTGGAACCAAAGGTAACGCTGCCACCGGCACTTCCAGCAGAACCGTTTGCATCTGTACCGCCGCCGGGGTTGGGTGGAGGAGTAACCCATGAGTAGCTACACTGTTGGCGCTGCCGGAGGCTCAAATGTAGTCTTCACACGCTTTACCGCCAGCGGCACTTGGACGAAGGCGGCGGACGTTGCGACCGTCGTTGTTGTCTGTATTGGTAGTGGCGGTGGCGGAGGTGGCGGAGAAGGCCAGGCCGCTGGTAACCTACGTATAGGGGGAGGTGGCGGTGGCGCAGGTAGTTATACCTCGAAAGTCTATGATGCTGCCCAGTTGGGAGCAACCGAGACAATCACGATTAACGCAGGCGGTGCAGGCGGTGGTGGCGGTACAGATGCAAACGGTTCTGCTGGAAGTGCCGGTGGCAGCGTTACCTTTGGTTCCACACAATCAGCCTTCGGCGGCGGTGGTGGTGTCGGTGGGATTGGAGCAGATGCGCAGGGCGGTGGTGGAGGTGGTGCGGCCGGCGCTGGTGGTACAGCCGGCGCTGGTGGAATCCCCCTCAATGAGGCTGGTACAGACGATGCTACTAGCGGTGCCGGCCCTGATGTGGCCGCCAACACTACCGGCGGTAACGCAGAGTATGGAGGCGGGGCAGGCGGCTCGGTGAGTCAAAGTGGAGGGGCTACAAGTCATGCTGGTGGAAGTTCGCTGTGGTCTGGTGGTGGCGGAGGTGGCGGTGGTGCACTTGGCACGGGCAATGTAGAACGTGCTGGTGGTGACGGTGGTACTTCACAAAGTTACGTTGCTGGAGGTGGGGGAGCAGGCGGTGCGGTCAATGGAGGTACCGGAACAGTCGGAGCTAATAGTGTAGATAACTATGGTGGTTCAGGTGGTGGTGGCGGGGGAGCCCAGGACTCAGGAACAGGCGGTACTGGTGGGGTAGGAGGCGTAGGTGGTGGAGGCGGAGGCGGCGGTGCCGGAGGCACTAACACCGGCGGTGTAGGTGGTGCAGGTGCAGATGGTGAGATTCAAGTTTATGAGTTCTAGTTGGTAGATAGAAACAGGAGCAACAACATGCCTGAACCTAGTGGAGAAACAAGTGGGACAGTTCCGGCCATCGACCAGAACATCGCAAGCCCGGCCGCGGTATCAACAGGAACGGCTAACCCCCCAATTCCCGCCGAGCTGGCTCAGCAGACCCCAGAGTTCCTGACGAGTCTCATTTCTGATGTCGATACGTTGCGGCAGGCACAGAGTGAGCTCTTCGCCAAGATGTACCCTCCTATGCGGCCCGGGCAGAGTAATGCGCCGGCGAAGCCACCATACGAGGAGCTCATTGAGTACCGTAGGCAAGACCTAGAGTATGACGTCAAGATTGCTGGTCTGAGGGGCCAGATACAGGAGCTACACGTCCTACTGGCGAGGCCTCCTTCTGACAAACCAGCACCAGAACTGTCAACGGCTCCTCCACCAGAGGCGTCATCTCACGAGCACCAGGAAACTGTTGAGCAGGCCTAGTGGCTGACCACAGGGAAAAGCGAGCCAACATCAACCGCAAGAAGGATGCGGTAGGCCGCAAGATTAGCAAGTTGCGGCATGAGGGAAAGTCCCCATCTCAAGCAGTCGCCATTGCTAAATCCATGGAACGGCGAGGGGAGTTGTAACATGCCCCATCGTCCAATTGGTCTGACGACGAAGGGAGCCGAGCAGAGGCTAGCTCAGGACTTCTCATTGGGGCGTATCAACAGAAGCCAATTCCTGTCTGGGGTGGGAGCACTCTCGAAGCAGGTGGTCGGGGCTGGGAGAACATCAGTGACCGCAGGCTCGTTGGGACTGCCTACCTCCTTCCGGCCTCACCCCGTACCGGCAAAGCCGGCTACCTCAAGCCGAGTCAACCCTGTCACTGCGCCGGTAGCAAGCGGGCCCGGGTTCAACCCCAACAGGAAGCCAATACGCTCAAGTAGAGTCTCTCCGACTGTAGGCCCCATAGCTACTACTGGTACTCGGGCAGAGCAGAATGCTCTCGACCCTTTCAGCGCATTCCGGGATGCCTTTCTACGGAGGCCTCAAAGGTTCCGTGCACAAGCACTAAGTGCGCGTCGGGTATAGACGAGGAGGTCATCAATGCCCAGTGAGCATAGTGAGAGTTGGACGCCTCTTCTCGTTCTCTTAAACACCGCGTTTACAATGTTGGCAGGAGTCACGGGCATCGCCGCTTTGGTGATTGCCCTGATTGCTCTCCTGAAGTAAACTACTATGCCTGCCGTACCTACTGCTGCTGAACGTCTGAAATCCGGGGAGTTCGATTCAGAAACCGCCAGAATGTTCTTTGGGTCAGAGCCACAGGATGAGATAGATTGGATAGAGTCGCTGTTAACGATTGACAACGAGCAGGGAAATGTCGTGCCCTTCAAGCTCTACCCACAGCAGAAACAAATGGCCCAAAACGCGACAGGACGTGACATAACGGTCAAGGGCCGGCAGACTCGTGCGTCCTCCTACATCCTCGCTAAGAACGTCCGCCGTATGGTGACTGGTGCCGGGCTGAAGTGCTTGACGATGACGCAGGACGACCAGACTACTGCCACGTTCCGTGCACGCGTACTCCACCACCTCCGCGACCTGAAACAACAGGGTTGGGAGTTCACGATTGGATTGAACAACGATAGCGAGCTCGTACTAGACGACATCGAGTGTCGATGGATATGGGGTTCTGGGCAGGAGCAGACGGCTGGCCGCGCGTATACCGGCCACATTGTCCACCTATCTGAGTTCGCTCACTGGCCGCTCGACAACTCCAAGCGCCTTCTAGGGGGAATTGGCCCGTCTGTCCCCGGCCCTCCTCATGGATGGTTCGACATTGAGTCAACTCCAAATGGAGCAGAAGGCCCCTTCTTTGAAATGGTGTCTGACTCCAAACTCTACGACCCAACGTCTCGATGGTCGACACACTTCTACCCCTGGTGGTTAGAGCCTCGCTACCGCGCCGGCACGACAACCGACTGCGACATCTCGTATGCACAACCGGTATGGGAGGAACTACTGAACTCCTTCCGGCCCACCGACGACGAAGAGAGACTCATGGACGAGTACGGACTAGACGTCGGTCAGATTATCTGGCGCCGGGTCAAGCGGGCCGAGCAGGACAAGACGGCCGCTCCTTTCCTTCAGGAGTACGTCGAGACCATCGAGGGGTGCTTCCTGACCGCCGGCGGGAACTACTTCGCCTCTCCTGACGGTATCAACCACCTCTTGCAGTACCGGGACACGACTGCCCCGCCTAAGGAAATCGTACACAGTCTGCCTGGGGTATCAATAGCATTCCCCTCCCCCCATCTGCATGTGTGGCAGCGCCCACAGATGGGGCGCGCGTATGCTGTCTGGGTAGACTGTGCCGGCGGCGGCCTCGACGATGGGGCTGACTACTCCGCAGTGGTCGTCATGGATGTGGACAACATGTACATCGCCGCCCGCCTAGCGGTGAAGGTAGCTCCTACCGAGTTGGCGCCGATGGCTGTTGCTATCGCACGGTACTACAACAACGCACTGATGGGAGGGGAGCGCGACGCGCTAGGCTCGGTATGCATTTCCAAGATTCAGGAGATAGGATACCGCAACCTCTGGTTCTACCTAGAGCCTGGGAAGCAGATGTCAGTCAAGAAGCCTATCCTCGACCCGTGGGGGCACCCCACTCAGATACGTGACCGCATTCTGACAACTCTTCGGGAGGCGGTCTTCTCAGGACTCTTCCACATGTCGGACGGTTGGATGGTACGCCAGTTTGGTGCATTTACGTGGCAAAAAACTTCTCAGAAACGAGAAAGCCTAAAAGCGGCTGGTAAGGGACAGAAGGACGATTTAGTCATGGCCGCGGCGGGATGTGTATACATTGCCAACGACGCCCGGGCGAGGTACAATGCACATGAGAGGAATAGAAACAGAAACACCTACCGGGGAGCCCCTGAACCTGTTCGTAACGATGAGGAACTGCTCGTTGGAGTGAACGGTCTTGTGCTCGATAGGCAGAAGAAGGGCACGGTAGCGAGGCCGTGGTTGCGATGATGACTTGTACAGACTGCGACAAAACCATTAAGAAAAGCTCGACACGCTGTAAGAGCTGTGCGAGAAAGTTTGAGTGGGGAAATGGGAGTCGAGTATACAATTCCTATGGCCCGCGTGGTGTCTCGACCGTCCGGCAACTCACCGAGGTAGAGGCCGCTTGGTTAGGTGCTCTAATCGAAGGAGAAGGGCATATTGCGGCCCACACTGACCATCGTGGATACTGTCAACCTCGTGTGGTGGTCGAGATGGTTCCAGTTGAGCCTATTGCTACGGTACTACGCCTAGTCGGGGATGGTAACATCAGTATGGCAAAACAGCGGGAACCATACCAAGACTCCTGGCGGTGGGAACTCAAGAAGATGCGTTCTCTACAGGAGTTTCTTCCTCAGATTATGCCCTACCTTGCGTCGAAGAGAGAAGTGGCTGAAGAGGTCTTAAAGGTAGTTTCCTAATGACACACGAAGCCGAAATTACTGACCCGCGTCAACTGGATGAGTTGAAGAATGTCCTCCTGACTCGCCAGATGCAACTGAAAAATTACTGGAAACCTCTCTGGGTAGGTCGCTACGAGGTCTCCTAGCGTTGTGGGCTTCTCGATGAGTACATGGTTCAGACCCCACTGGTCGACGTGGGGGAAGACCGTCCTGGCGTCGTATATTTCAGCGATGAGAGGAGAACGGCGGTACTTGAGAGCCTCAGTGGTAATGTGGAACTTACCCCAAATCATCCCGCGGATAAGGGCTTGGAAGATAACCTGCTTCCACAATGAGGGCTGGAGCCTCATCCCGAACAGTTCGTCTGCATCGAAAACCAGACCCTCCAACGTGCGCTCGATACGGCCGACACTACGCCGGAGCTCTTGGTT